CGTATGCGTAAGTCGTAGTATTTGAATCTCCCAATTGAACCTGGCTTCCAGCAGTAATTGCTGCATTTGCTCCAACACCAGTACAATTATTATAAATGCATGTTCCTAGAGATAAATATCCAATTGCAGTATTTGCAGATCCACTTGATGAATACAATGCATTTGATCCAAATGCTGAATTTCTACTTTGTGCTGTCCCAGATGAAAATAAAGAGTAAAATCCAAATGAAGAATTATCAGATCCTGTTTTATTAGAATATGATGAATTTGCTCCAAATATTGAATTATTGCTTCCAGTAGTATTGTTTACTGATGAATTATACCCAACACATGTGCAGTAATCTCCAGAAGTATGTGATGTTAATGAAGAATTTCCAAAAAGAGTATTACTAAAAGCAAGACTTGAACCTTTTGTCCCCGATGTAACCCCAGCAATCGTTGCGTTATTTGTTGCTGTAAAAGTTCCAATTGTTCCAGCCGTAAAATTACATGAAGTTCCAAGAGAACCAGAAAATGTTCCAGAGTATGTTCCACCAGTAAGCGTTCCAGTCAGAGTACCAGCAGTAAGAGTTTGAACAGTACCTGCCGTGAAATTACATGAAGTTCCAAGCGAGCCAGAATAAGTTCCGCCAGTCAATGTTCCAGAAAGAGTGCTTGCCGTAAGAGTCTGGACAGTCCCACTCGTAGCGCTAACCGAGGTCGCAACAACAGCTCCAATATTTCCAGTCGTGCTGTTAATCGTGGCAATGGTTCCAGTCGTGCTTACCAGGGTAGGGATTGTCCCCTTTGTGCAGGAAAGCGTTCCAATCGTGCCAGAGTTAAGGTTAATTGCATACTCTGGGTTAATACTGGCATCAGCAATCAAAGCATCTAGCTTTGTATTGGTTACCGTATCGTTTGCACCAAAACTGGTTCCTGCTGTAAAATTCGGCATTTTATCTCCTAGTTGTTCCTGTTTTTAATCACATCCCAGGCCATGGAACACACAAGCCCAATGATGCCAGAGATCGCGAGCAGCTTAGTCCGCAAATGCTCAAGCGCATTAACCTTATTAGCAAGGTCTCCGTAGTTTGCAAGTGACCTCTCGACCATGGCGTAAAGCTGGACCTGGCGCTCCTCCATCCTTGCCAGTCTGACTTCCATGTTCCAAACCTGCTCTTCGCTCATGGCTCAAAATGGCTTTTCGCCTCCAGCCCTGGCTGCATCGCCCATTGTTGGTGAGTTGGTGTATTTGCTTGTAAAGTCAGAATTGGTTGCTTTAGGCGAGCAACCTGCAAGCAAAGCGCAGAGAAGGATCAGCTTCATGGTAGACTTAAACCAGTACCAATTGTTGTTTTATAAAGTGAATACATGCTTGTGTGCTGGGCGTCTGTTAATTGAGTTTTTATTAAACAAATAATAGGAATTTTTGCGTTTTGACTTAATCCAGACCCAGATACTAAAGTATAATGAACAGTTTTTCGTGTTCCACTATAATCAGAACCATTTCCTGGTGTGTCAAAATTTTTATTTCCAGTTTGCGTGCTGAGAAGAGATCCAGATCTATAAAATTTATAAGTAGTTCCATTAGCTTGCATTGAGCAAAATCTATATTGATTTTGAACAAGAATATTATATGTAGCCTGTCCAGAATAACCAAATGAACCAACAGAGTAATCAACAAGCTGAACACATGAGTCTTTAACTGTTGGATCTCCAGTCATATTTGCACTAGCAAGCGCAAAATTTCTTTCTTTAATATTTGTTCCGCTTGCAAGCGAATGAGTAGCAAAAAATATTTGGAAATCAGTAAATGATGTAAGTGTTCCCCATGATGGATTTAAACAATAAAGAAAAGTACTGCTGCCAAAATCAAGTGTAGATCCGAAATCTATATTTTGATTATTCCCATTAAATGTAATTCCGTCAACACCCCATGTTGGACTATTTGAAATTGTTCCATTGTAGGTTCCCAATCCTCCTAAACTATATGCAGTTGTTCCTGTTCCTGCATTTTGTGCGGATCTCAAAGTCCAACATGCCATGCTACTCCATAATCCAAGATCTTTTACTCCCTTAACAAATGCATTTATTTGAACTTTTGCATTAGCATCGGTAATGCCTGCCCTGGTGAAATACGCTGCTGCATCTCCGTCGTATAGACTGGATGCAGAAATATTGGCTCTTAATCCTAATCCAAGTTGTGGCATATAATTAAATGCAATTCTTCCGCCCCGATCTATTCAATCGAAGCGGAAGAATCACAAAATTTAAGCAGCAGCCTTGTAGGCCAGAACCTTGCCAGTACCGACAGTATATCCGTCAAACGCACCATAAATGGTGAGTCCAGCAGGAATCGTCGTTCCAACCAGCGTGCCAGTATAGTTTCCGCCTAGCGCGCTGAATGTGGTATCAGCAAGAGTCTGAATTGCCCAGAAAGCGCCAGTCTGCGCCGTACCTGTTGAGGTAGTGGCAACAAAACCGTACTCTCCCTGGAATCTATCTAATGCGCGTGACATTAGCTGTGGAGGGCAATCCGATAGGACGTGCCGTTAAGAGTCACGTTCAAGGAAGCAGGAGCCGTGGCAACGGTATTAACCGTGCCACCGCTGGAAGCTGCCGTGATTTCAAATACGTTCGTCTGGCCCTGGGTATCAAAGCGCAAAGCTTTTCCCTTGGCCTTACGAGTACTGCGTACAAATTCATTAGCCATATTGTTAATCTCCTTTTCGACTCCAGGCACGTTTCACTTGATCCGCGCTGAACTCGCTTTTGAATCTACTCCCAAGTTTTTGTTCTTGTTTGTAGTACCCCTTCATAATATTTGTCTTATTTGCTCCCAGCGGGTTGTCGAGGGGTTCGCCAACCCCCACTAGGGCCAATCGTTGTGGGACAGTAAACCGCTTCAGATGCTTCGGGACATTGTCCCTTTCAGCTACTGACTTCTCCAGTTCTACGATAGACTTTTTACGAGTATCGAGATACTGGTAGACAGGCATATTAGCTGTAAGCCTCCTCGTCGGCCTTCTTCGCCAGCTCACGCATTTTGTCCTCCTCAGACATAGGCTCTTCATTCTTGGCTTCAGTACCAGTTTCTTCCAACATCGCGTCATTGACTTTGATGTGGGCTACACCGTTCTTAACCATATGAACGACACCGCTGAGTTCAACGTGATCGCCTTCGGAAGGAGGAACAGCCTCTCCGCCATCGCTAACTTCAAGCATCGAGACAGGCAACATGACCATGCCTTTGGGCATCTTCATTTCACCACCATTATCCATTCCTTCGTGCATACGACCTCCATTGTTAGGAGCTGGGGAGGTTTTATCCTCCCCAGCGTCCTTACGAGGACCCATACCAATTACTAGCATGGTTCCCATTTAATTGTTTAGCTGTAGTTCGACTTCGCGAAAATCGCGCGGAAGAACGTAGTATCCAATTGTTTGGCAGCGTAGAACGTCTTGAAGGACGCAACAACGCGCTGTCCGTACGGATCGGATTTATCAGCAGCATCAAGGATCGTGACCTTCGGAGCGAAGGGCGAGCCGTTAGCAACGATTGAGTTGAGGCTAGGAACGCCAAAAGCGTTTCCGCCCAAGAGCAAGTTGCCATAGACAGCATTACCAGCAGTCGAGGCAGACGCCACACCCGCAGCAGCGGTGGCAAACGTCTGGACGTTGGTGCTGGAAACGACTTTACAGCCGAACAGCGAACCGATTTCACCTTTGAAGATGGCATCGGGGTTCGAGTAGCTCGAAACCTTCAACCAATCGTCATCCTGCTGGAGGTCACGAATGACCGCAGGGTGAGCAACCAGGACGTAAGAGTCCTTGATCTTGGGTGCGCGGTTGATGAACAGGGTGGTCACGCCGTCGAGCAGGTCGGTAGCTGTGAGCGAGCTGTTCGCTGTGCTGGCAGTCGCAAAGGTAGTGCCGTTCGTGCCGTTCTGGGCATAACGAGCATAAGACTTCGTGGCGACGTTGGTGCCAGTCGAGGTGGAAGAGTCTTGGATCAGCGCGCGGTGACACAGAGTGTCGGCGTGCAGAGCAGCATCTTCACCCAACTGCTTGGTGGCCTGGGCGAGGTGATTAAACAATTCTGTGGCAAGCAAAACATCGGTTAAAACGATTTGGCTGCCATATTGCTGAAGGGTCGCTTCAACAGTAGACAGGGTCAGCTGACGCTGATCAGATCCGTCACCGATTGTCGTTCCTTCAGACAATCCAACGATGTTCGAGATCGAGGGATTATCGAATTTGAAGAATCGAATTGTTTTGTTTCCGCCAGTTTTAGAAGGATAGGGAACCTTCATTGCAAACTGCTCCATTTGGAGCAGGGGGAGCGCACGTTCCAAGAGCATCTTGGAGAAGTACGTTTGGAACTGTGAGGACACAGATCCGCCAGTAGTTACATAAGCCATGTTATTATTTTCCTTTTATAGCAACTAATCTGTTACGATCTATCGGCTTCTGCTGCCATTCGAAGCAGTTCACGACCTTGCTCCTCAGAGGAGAGTTCGTGAAAAGCTTTGACGCGAGCAGGGCCAGAAGGTTGACCGCTTGCAGGTGTCGTTGCCTTTCTTAGTTGAGTCAGTTCTGACTCATACTTTGCAATCTTCTTTTCCAAGTCAGAGGCAGCGTCCGCCTTGAGTCTCATCTTTGCAAGACCAACAGCATCGCTGATTCCTGCTGGATAGTTTCGCAGGATGGCGTGCTGCTGAAGAAGCTCGGAGACAGCTTTGTAAAGAGTCGTCGAAGAGTCTTTAAGTTCTGGGTTCGCCTCAACCTCGCGAAGGAGGTTTTGATCCCAGGCACTCTTCAGATCGTTCTGAGTCTTTGTTTCGATCTCCTTACGATCTTCAGCCTCAATCTCGCTGGCTTTGCTTTCAGCGAGTTTCGCAAG